GCTTTTAATAGATGGAACAGTAGCGGATGCGAAAGAACTCGGAATAGAAACTATCACACCTGCGGAGATTGCAGAGATGAAAGAGCGGTGGGGTGTATGAAACGGCTGTGGAGTGTTTTTACGAACGATATGGATCATTGTTATTTTACCGGTATTGCCCCAGTAGAGAGACACCATATATTTGGGGGAAATCCTAATAGGAAGAACAGTGAAAAATATGGATTTGTTATTCCGCTTGCACCTGATCTTCATCCGAATGGCGTACATGCCGGAAAAGATGCTGTAGATATTGATTTGAAACTCAAGCAGATGGCACAGACGTATTTTGAAGAACATTATGGTACCAGAAAAAAATTTAGAGAAGTTTTTGGAAAGTCGTGGTTATAGGTTGAAACACCTGCCGCAAGGCAAAAGAAACCGTTCATGCAGAAAGCCAGGATCTCTGGTGCCGATGGGCGCCAGATGGAAAGGAGAAATGATTGAATCAGTTAGAGATTTTTAAAAATAGAGAATTCGGAGAAATCCGGACGGTGGTTATAAATGCAGAACCATGGTTTGTAGGAAAGGATATTGCAGAGGTTTTGGGATACAGCAATTCCAGAAAGGCAATATTGGATCATGTAGATGATGAGGACAAGATAGATGGAGTAACGATTCGTGACTCCATCGGCAGAGACCAGGCAGCGGTTGTTATTAACGAATCCGGTTTATATGCTTTGATTTTCGGAAGCAAGATGGCAAGTGCAAAACGCTTTAAGCATTGGGTAACATCCGAAGTATTACCGCAGATCAGAAAGAATGGTTCCTATCAGAAGCGGTTGACACCAGAAGAAATGATGAGGATTCAACTTGGAATGGTGGATGATCATGAGAACCGTATCGAACATCTTGAAAATACCATGACGATTGATTATGGTCGGCAGCAGGAATTAAAGAAAAGTGTAAATAAAAGAGTGATCGAGGTTCTTGGAGGTAAGAAAGCACCGGTATATAAGGAAATGAGTAAAAAGGTATTTACAGAGTGTAATCGTGACATTCAGGATTATTTTAGAGTCAACTCCAGAAACAATATTCCTGTATTACAGTTTGAGGCTGCAATCAGTTATGTTGATGCATGGAATCCGAGCAATAATACAATTCTTGAGATAAGAAGCTGTAATGCTGGAATGGGTGGTGCAGATGGAGTATAAATTTACAATTCCGTTGAGACCGATCACGAAAAAGAACAGTCAGCGGATTATAAAAGATGGATCGGGAAAAGTTCGGATCATCCCGTCCGCAGCTTATAAGAAATATGAAAAGCAGTGTGGAACATGTATTCCGCATATTCAAACCATTGATCGGCCGGTGAATGTAAAGGCTGTGTATTATATGCCAAATCGCCGCAGGGTAGATCTCATAAATCTGCATGAAGCTTTGCATGATATTTTGGTGCATTACAAGGTACTGGCAGACGATAATTGCAAGATTATTGTTTCAACGGATGGAAGTTATGTGGATGTAGATAAATGGGAGCCACGAACTGAGGTAACAATTACAGAAGTAGAAACGGGGTGATGGCTTGGCAGAAAAGAACAGCTTCGTCATGTATACAGAGTATTTAAAGCATATCCAGAAGATGGACATGGAGCAGCGAGGGAAGCTGTTCACTGCCATCCTATGTTATGCGGCGGGGGAAGAGATACCGGAACTGGACGCTGCGGCAGATATGGCATTCAGCTTTATCCAAGATCGAATGGATCGGGATAACGCGACATACATGCAAAAATGTGAGAAGCGCAGGGAAGCCGGTAAGCTTGGCGGCAGACCGAAAGCAAATGGTTTTTCTGAAAAGCAAACAAAAGCAAAAAAAGCAAATGGTTTTTCTGAAAAGCAAAATAACCATGATACTGATAATGAACCTGATACTGATAATGATACTGATAAAAAAATAAATACTTTGGCTGATGCCAAAGCAATGTTTGAACGTTTGTGGAAACTGTATCCGAACAAAAAAGGCAAAGGCCAGGTATCGGATACCCAAAAGAAGCGGCTACTCGCAATCGGGGAAGATAGGCTTGTTAAAGCGATTGATCGCTACAGTCTGGAATTGCAGAAGGACGCCGACTGGAGGAAAGCACAGTACGGGAGCACATTTTTTAACAGTGGCTATGTGGATTATCTGGACGAAAACTATGTACCGGGGAAGGAGCAGAAGCCTGCGTGTAAAAATCAATTCAATGATTTCGAGCAGCGTGAATGTGATTATGCGGATTTGGAAAGAACATTGCTCAATACACCGATCCGGTAGGTTGAAACACCGCCCGTAAGGGAAAAGAAACTTTGCAAGTGCGGAATTATAGTTATCACAGGCCATGATCTTAACTTGCCAACATCGGGGCGGCAATCGCCCCACCATCCAGAGAGGTGAGAGAAATACATAGAACCAGCAAAGAAAAGCGCCTTTTGCGCGAAAACATAAAACTGATCGGAGAGATCAACAGTTTTGAGGATTCTAAACCAGAACATATGAATCCAGAAGCCTACAAGAAATTTAAGCGGCCAGCCACATATTATGGCAGCAAGGACAAACCTTGTGATCCGGGATGCAGATTCTGGAATACCTGCATAAAAGGGCGGCACAGAGAGGAGAAGTAATGCACGGAGTAAAGAGTTGTCCGGAGGCTCGCTTGAAGGCCATTGGAGATAGAGTGTTTTGCGAAACATTCAAGTCCTTGCAGTTGTTGGGTTTTACAGTACTTTACTACGACTTCGGCATGGAAACAGATGCGCTTACAGATTTTAACAACCGGATGCATGAGAAGAACGCGGAATTGCTTGACAGTGCGGATCGCTATGATGCTGCTGTTGAGAAAATTGACAAGCGATGGAACTGCATCTTAAGCCGGAAGATTATGGAGTTTCCATACCGGCAAAGAGTAAAGATGATGGGCGGACTGCCAAAGGGAAAAGTTGGATTGCAGTCGTTCAATATGGCGAATATGCAATCATATAGCGCGATTGAATCATTCCTGGTACTGACCTTTTCAGTGCTTATGGAAAAGAATAAGCGCTTTGGAAAAACACAAATGGACTTGTTTTGGGCGAATCTTAAGGCAAATTCAGAGAATTACGCTAAGGGAATGACGGATCAGTTCATTGTTGAGTATTTTCAAGATCAGTTGAATTTGCAGTTGAATGGATAGGAGGAACAGCATGGGAGACGTAGTTAAGCACATATCGAAAGATGATTTGTGTCCGTTTTGTAAAAAGCGAAAGGCAACATTGCTGTGTGATATGCCACATAGCACCGTTGTTACACATGCAAGATGTAGTGGATTTAAAAGCTATATCATGACATGTGACAAGAAAATCTGCACAGAATGCACCACAAGGGTGAATGGGTTTGATTTCTGCCCAGATTGCATGAAAGTAATTAAGTCAGCCCCACAAGGTGTGAAAGAAAGCGAGAGATGCTAATGTACATGAACGTGATTAAAAGTCTTTGTTCGCTTCCAGCTACAGACGGAAATTTTACATCAGTGCTGAAAACAGCAACATCGAATCAAATTCGTTTAGCAATCGAGACGATGGAGCACAACGGTGGCAAGAATAAAGGCAGAATTAAAGCCTGTGAAAGAGAACTGGAAAATAGACGTCTTACGAAAAAGGGCAAGGATGGAAAGTATGTTTCTAAGGAGCATTTAAGTATTCTTTGCAATACGTTTTCAGCGCAAGATAGACTTAAAGCCATTCTGAACAAGCTTGGGGAATACGAAGATGCTGAACGGCAAGGGGTTGCTTTTACATTTACCATGCAAGGAAGTGAACAGAATGGACAGCAGTGGATTCCGGTAAGTGAGAGACTTCCGGAGAAATACGGAACATATTTGGTGGCTTGGAAACCTTGTGATATGAGCGAGGGAGATATTATCAAAAAATGTGGAAAGCCACATTATTATGAGATACTAGAGTATGATCCAGACGATGAAGCGTTATGGATAGAAACGATTGAGCAGGCAGAGGGAGAATATGTGATTTTGGCATGGATGCCAATGCCGGAGCCGTATAAAGAAAGTGAGGAATAGGATACTGACGAATACAGGTTGGAATGCATGCCTGGATAAAATTTTAAAATAAATCGAAAGGAGTAAGAGGCTTGCTGGCCAGCGTGAAAGAGCTCTTTACTCCAAAAAGAAATGGAATCAGTAAAAGAAAGAATGGAGAGACTTGGTGCTTATGAGAAGATCGCTTCGTTCATGCAGAAAGAAAAGCAGGATTATGCTTTCAAGCGTAAGTATGCGCAGATCAGAGCAGAAGAGTTTCAATCAGAATGTGATCGCAGAGGATTGAACTGCCACGTATCCGTTGGAGGCCTGGATAGTATCATTTTATACATATTTCTCCATGAGGTCTGCAGGATTGATGTTCCGGGAGTATCCGCATCAACTTTGGAAGATCGAAGCATCCAGAGGGTGCATAAAGCAATCGGAATTATAAATGTGCCGCCGCTCATGCGGGATGATGGAACCAGATGGACGAAACCGAAGGTTATACAAGAGTTTGGATTTCCGGTCATATCTAAGGAAATCGCCGGGAAAATCGAGTTGCTGCAGAATCCAACGGAAAAGAATAAGACAGTCAGACACGCGATCATAACGGGAGAGACCGGGGAATATGGTGGATGGCAGAAGAATTCGAAGATGCAGCTTAATCAGCGGTGGTTGAAGCTATTCGGCGGGTATGAAAATGAAACCGAAGGATGCGACTTTCAAAAGCCGGATTTTCTGGTATCGGCGAAATGCTGCTATTACCTTAAAGAAAAGAATTGCGATGACTGGGGAAAAGAGCATAACAGTGTGCCGTATTTGGGACTGATGGCATCGGAGGGTGGAAGACGAGCAAAGAGCCTGCGGATGAATGGCTGCAATTACTTCGGGGCATCCACGATCAGATCAGCGCCGTTTGCAATCTTCCACCGGCAGGACATTCTTACGCTTGCCTTGGAGATGGATGATCTCTGGAAGAACGGATTAAAGGAAGAGTATCGTGATGCCGGACTTGAAACAGGGCGAATAACAGAATGCTTCCAGATGCCGGAGTCTTTGATACCAGAGATTTACGGCACAATCGAGAGAAAGCCGGACGGAACGTTGTATACGACAAAGGCACAGCGTACCGGATGCAGTATGTGTGGCTTTGGAATCCACATGGAGAAACGACCGCATAGATTTGATTTACTGTATGAGAGCAATCCGAAAGAGTGGGATTATCTGATGTTCCATATGTGTAAAGACAGAGATGGGAACGACTATGGATGGGCGAAAGTGCTTGATTATATTGGTGTCGGCTGGGATCCATCAACAATCGGAGATAACTGCAAAGGGCAGATATCATTGCCATTAGATCAGATGGTTTAAAAACAATGATTTGATGAATTTGTTGCATAAAACATAACATAAATAAATTTAAAGTGCGTTATTGTAGATATGTGCACGGAATATCAGAAAGGAGCCGAACCTCCGGCCGGGGTAACGATATATCGGGTTCCTTTTGAAAATGACATATAAAGAATTTTTAGAAACAAAGATTGAACTTGCAACAGAAAGCGGTTTTGTTGTGGATACTAAAAAAGTCAACAAGGTATTGAAACCGCACCAGAGGGATGCTGTGGTGTGGGCACTGAAAGGCGGCAGACGGGCATTGTTTGAGTCGTTCGGACTTGGAAAAACTGTGCAGGAGTTGGAATTTTGCCATCTAGCTGCAGAACATAGCGGTGGCCGCGCGTTGATTGTGTTGCCACTTGGAGTAAAGCAGGAGTTCACGCACGACGCGGTGGAAGTACTTGGATACGAGAAACCGCAATACTGCAGAACGATGCAGGAAGTGCAGGAGTGCAGCAGTCAGATCGTATTGACTAATTACGAGCGCGTCCGGGATGGCGATATCAGACCGGATTATTTCGCGGCAACGTCACTTGATGAAGCGAGTGTACTTAGAAGCTTCGGAAGCAAGACGTATCAGACGTTCTTGGATAAGTTCAAGAACGTACCGTATAAGTTGGTAGCCACTGCAACACCATCACCAAACAAATACAAGGAACTGATTCATTATGCCGGATATCTGGAAGTGATGGATACCGGGCAGGCGTTGACGAGATTCTTCCAGCGCGACAGCACCAAGGCAAACAATCTGACATTATATTCAAATATGGAAGATGAATTTTGGATGTGGGTGTCAAGTTGGGCGCTTTTTATCACGAAACCTTCAGATCTCAATCCGGTATATTCCGATGAGGGATATGATCTGCCGCCGCTTGAAGTAAGATGGCATGAATTGCCGGTGCATTATGGCGATACTGCAGATCGTGACGGCCAGATGCAGTTATTTCAGGAAGCTGCCGAGGGATTGAAAGAAGCTGCGGCAGTTAAAAGAGAAAGCATTGACCGCCGTGTAGCAGAAATGAAAAGAATTGTGGAAGAATCGCCGGACGATCATTTCTTGTTGTGGCATGACCTGGAGAATGAACGGCATGCGATTAAGAAAGCACTGCCAGAGGTGGTGGATATCTACGGATCTATGGATTATGACCTGCGCGAGCAGAGGGTAATTGATTTCTCGAATGGACAGACAAAGTTGTTCGCTACGAAGAAATCATTATCTGGATCCGGATGTAATTTTCAGAGATATTGTCACCGGGAGATATTCCTTGGAATTGATTATGAGTTCAACGATTTTATTCAGGCGGTACACCGGTGTTATCGATTTTTACAGAAAGAACCGGTTGTGATCGACATTATCTACATGGAGAACGAGCGACAGATCAAGGAAGCGTTGCTTGAAAAATGGAAGAATCACAATCACATGGTTGCAAAGATGATAGAGATTGTAAAGAAGTATGGTCTTAACTCGGAAAATAAGACACAGCGGTTAGAAAGGAAGATGGGTGTGGAAGGTAGCAGAGAAGAAAGAACGGTGAGGGGAAACCATTATGAAGCGGTATATGGGGATTGTGTAGAGGAAACCCGGGCAATGAAGACAAACAGTATTGATCTGATACATACCTCGATCCCATTCGGTAACCATTACGAGTACAGTGCCAATTATAACGATTTCGGGCATAACCAGAACACGGACCGGTTCTTTGACCAGATGGATTTCCTCACACCGGAACTGCTTCGGGTGCTTAAGCCGGGGCGTGTGGCAGCAATCCATGTTAAAGATCGTGTATTATTTGGAAATGCAACTGGTACCGGGATGCCAACTATTGAACCATTCCACGCGCAGTGCATCAGCCATTATATGAAGCATGGTTTCCAGTATTTTGGCATGATTACGGTCGTGACCGATGTAGTCCGTGAGAATAACCAGACATACCGCCTCGGATGGACGGAACAGTGCAAGGATGGTTCCAAGATGGGTGTAGGATGTCCGGAATATATACTATTGTTCCGTAAACTTCCTACAGACAGAAGTACAGCTTATGCAGATGTACCGGTAAAGAAATCGAAAGAGGATTATACAAGAGCACAGTGGCAGATAGATGCACATGGTTATTGGAGATCGTCAGGAGACCGACTGATCAGCAAGGAAGAACTCAAAGATTTTCCGGTTGATAGCTTACAGACAGTGTACAGAGAGTATAGCCGCGGCAATGTATATAACTATGAGGATCATGTGAAACTTGCGGAAGATCTGGATAAGGACGGAAAGCTCCCGGCAACATTTATGGTTGTTGCACCGGGATCGTGGAATCAGTTGGAAGTATGGGATGATATCAACCGGATGCGTACCCTTAATACCACGCAGAGCCGCAGACGCGCTCAGATGCACGTATGCCCGTTACAGTTGGATATCGTGGAGAGAATCATCAACAGATACAGCAATGAGGGCGATACGGTCTATGATCCGTTCGGTGGCCTTATGACAGTACCAATGACGGCGGTTAAGATGCATCGGAACGGCAAGGGATGCGAACTGAATCCGGATTACTTCCGGGATGGCGTTGGGTATCTGCAGGCTGCGGAGAATGAAGTGGACGAGCCGACATTGTTTGATTTTATGGAGATACCGTCATGAAAGAAGAAACGCCGGAGAAAAAAGTAAAGTCATATAGTGAGCAGATCCGGAAAGAAATAGGCCAATGGAAGGACATAAACCAGAACGGGTGCAATGATCCGCTCTGGCCGGATGGCTGCAATATGAATCTCGTGAGAAACCATATCCTCTATTATCAGAGAAAAATTTCAGAAATCTGCGAGGAAAAGAATTTGCCATATCCAGAAGCATACTATTTTTCAGTACCTCCAGAGGTTGACAACTTCTATATGGCAAATCTGAAACAGAGAGATCGTGTTAAGCGGATATTTTACGGTGGGTATGTACCGGTAAGAAAGAAATATTACTACGATGAACAGCAGATCAGTATGTTTTAGCAGACCGGATAGCTCCGGTTTGCGTAGGAGATTAAATATGCCGAAACCGTTAAAAGATTATACTGGCCGGTGCGGTTCGTGCAGTCACTTTTCCTTTTATGTTATAGACGGTGTATTGAGATACAGAGGGAATTGTGACTGCGCAAATACTGGATATTATATGCACAACAACCGCCGGGGAAGTAGGTACATGGCACAACATTCCTCATACCGGCAAGCAAGTCAGAAAGCATGTAAGAAATATTTAAGCATGAACGTGGCAGAGGATGCCAAGGGAAGGACGAAACATGAGAAAGATAGAAATAAAAATTGATTGCGGCGGATTCTTTATGGGACTTGGGACTGGAATCATGTTAGGGATGATTGCCGTGTAGCCTTGGAACAGTATGTAAATGGCAGGACAGAAGGATATATATTCCTTAACAGACAGAATGTGGAAACAGGAAAGCCATTATGCAAAGCTACGATAGAGGAGATTGCGAAAGAGATCGCAAAGCGTGCCGGATGCCGGAACGTGGCTACGGTGCACGTATACCGAAAAACATTTGCAAGCCGGGAGTATCAACGAACGAAAGATATTTTATATGTATCGCACAGACTAGGACACGCAAACACAGCGGTTACGGAGAAATACTACATCTGTGACGATATCTTGGCAGACCGGAAGATGGCAAACGTTGCTTAGTTATGTAAAGGGGGAATGTTTAGTGGACGAAAAAGAAATATACGAGATCTGCCAGAGTGTAGATGCATTTATTGCGGATTACCTGGCAGAATCCATTATTAAGGGGACAAGTTATGATCTTATGGAAGCACACCACGGCATTCTTCCAATATCTCGAAATTGTTTCTACCGCCGCCGCAGGATAGTACAGCGGATTATTAAGCAGAGGTTGGGGCGGATTGAAGAGGAAAAGAACGGACAATTGAGGATGGTGTGGTAATTATAATGGAGAATGCTATCGAAAAATGTTATAATGAGTGAAAAAGAAGGGAGAGATTAGATGAATGCATACGAAGTGATTCAAAATTTGGCAATAGGTGTTGTGAGTGGCATATTTTCAGGCGTTATAGTTTCTATGGTGTTCTACATATTGGGTAACTACCAAAACGAGATTGAAGATGCAAAACGAATTCTTATGCCATTATATGAAGTGGTAGTTTTAGAAAAAGCTGTTCAAAAATATGGAATAAAAAACAGTAAAGAATGTATACAAATAATCAAAAAAGATGTAGATGAGGTAGCGTCAAATTTAGACCCAAACATATATAATTATAGCTTAAGAAGAATAATGTTTGATATCAATGAAATTATTACAAATGGACAATATTATAAAAGAGATGGTGCGGAACTGATATTTGATGAGAACAAATTGCACGATTTTGCGATTGCCATGCAACCACAATTAGATTCTCTAATTCAGTACGAACGCGATTTCAGAAAAGGCTTTACAGAAAGAATTATTAAGAGTAAATTTATGCTGATTATGGGGGGCGTTGTTATTGCAATGGTTGCAGTTATAGTAATTGCTTAGCAACACAAATTGGTACAAATCCATGAAATCTCCATGTTAAAATTACTATAGAGTAGTAATTGAACAGGGAGGGAGAAGCGTGGAAAAAGAAAACGAACTGAAAAAGGAGTATCTGCGATCATATACACCAGCGGTCAGTGCTGCACGCCGGATAGAGGAAGAAATTGAGCAGTTAAGAGCGGATAAGATGGCACCGGCACTTGTCATGGATGATATGCCACATGCACATGATCAGAAAGATCTCTCTGACTACGCTGCAAAGTTGGACGAGCTGGAGAGGAAACTTATTAAAGCACGGTATGAGCGCATAGATCTATATGCAGATATATTCGCAGATATTGAGCGTTTAGAGGATGAGACGGAAAAGGCGGTATTGACATACAGATACCTTCGGAGACAAAGTTGGGAAGAAGTCTGTGTAAAGCTTGGATATCAGTGGGCGCAGGTTCACCGAATTCATGCCAGGGCATTGAAACATTTCAATCCGACGGGTGGATATTATGAGATTTTGATCAAAAAAATGAAAGATGATACACAATGATACACTTATCTGTGGTATGATTGTAGCGTGAAAGAGCGTAAGAGGAAATGATTTCCCTTGCGCTTTTTTCGTCTTTTGACTACTGGGGCATCATGAAACACAGGGGTGTCCCCCTTCTCCCTATAAAAGAAACAGGCAGGTGGTAATATTGGCAAGGAGTCCGAACCAAAAGGCAGAGAAAGCCCGAGAACTGTATAAGGGTGGAATGAAGCTGGTTGAGATTGCAAGTCAACTAGATTGCTCCGCTGCCACGATTAGAACATGGAAGAATCGTTATAAGTGGGATGCCGATGGAAACGAAACGT